ACGGCCTCGACGCGGACTTCGTTGTGACGTCGTTCTCGCGCTCCGAACCGCTGGAGGAGGCGCTCACGGTGAGCGTCACCTGCAAGCCGACGCTCGTCAGTCGTGCGCCGACGTGGAAGGACGGAGGCGGCTCGTAAGGGCCGCTTTTTAGGGTTGGAAACTTCAGGCGAAAGGAAGCTCGAAAATGAAAACCTTTACCGACAACAAGGGGCGCACCTGGGAGGTCGCCCTCAACATCCGCCAGATGAAGCGCGTGAGGGACGTCCTAGGTGTCGACCTCGTGAACGTCATATCCGCTACGAAGGACGGAGGCGTCTCCACCGACACGCTGGAGCGCGTCGCGAACGACCCGATCCTACTTGTGGACATCCTCTGGGTTCTCTGCGAAGGACAGGCTAAGGCATCCGGGGTGACCGACGAGGACTTCGGCTCCTCGCTCGCGGGGGAATCCGTCGAAGAGGCGACGCGTGCGTTCCTGGACGAGCTCGTCGATTTTTTCCCGGGGGCGAGGAGGCTGTATCTCAGGAAGGCGGTCGACCTCGCAAGGAAGTACGAGCGGGAGAGCGCGGAGGTTCTGGAGAGGGTGCTGGAAAGCCCGGAGTTCGAGGAGCGTCTGAAGACATCCTTGAAACCGCCTACCGCCTCGCCGGAATCTGCGGAGTAATTCCCGATTCCCTGACGCTCCGGGAGCTCGCGCTCATGGCCGACGGAAGGGCGAGGTTCGAGTGGGGGATAGCCTCCTCGCAGATGGCTCTCATGGCGAACCTGCAGCGAGACCCGAAGAAGGGGCAGCCTTTCAGGGCGGCCGACTTCAACCCGTTCGCACCGAAGGAGAAGAAGATAGTCCTCCGGGGTGCCGACATGAAGGACGCCCTCATCTCGGCGTTCTGCGGAAGGAGGAAGCAATGAGCGAGATGGGATGGAGGTATGCGCTAGAGCGCATCAAGGTTCTCGCGGAGCAGGTCCCCGAGTGCGTCGCCGCGTACAGGAAGCGCGACGCGAAGCCGGAGGACATCCAAAGCGAGGAGAGGCTCGCCGTATCGTGCTTCGAGGCGGCGGCCAGGTGGGTCGTCAAGGCGACGGAACGCAACTAGAACGCAAGGTTAGCGAAAGGAGGCAGAGGATGGCAGCGACAGCCAACATCAAGGCGGGACGCGCCTATGTGGAGGTTACGGCGGAAACCTCGAAATTGAGGCGCAACCTCGCCGAGGCACAGGCGGAATTGAGGTCGTTCTCGAAGTCCTGCGCAGCGCTCGGCCGCGAGATGGCGGCCTTCGGCGGGGCCTTGTCGCTTCCTTTCGCCCTTGCGGAGAAGTCGTTCGCGGGCTTCGACGACAAGATGCGTCTCGTCCAGGCCGTGACGAACGCGACCGGGGAGGCTTTCGAGAGCCTCACCCGGACGGCGCAGAGGCTGGGGCGGGAGGCGTCCTTCACCGCGCAGCAGGTTGCTGACGCGATGATCGCGCTCGGTCGGATGGGATTCGACCGTGGGGAGATTGAAGCCTCGATCTCCTCAGTTTTGAATTTGAGCCGTGCGACGGGAACCGAGCTTTCCGAGTCCGCCGACATAGCGGCGAACTCGATGCGCATCTTCGCTCTCGAGGCCTCCAAGATGTCGAAGGTCTCGGACATTCTGACCGCGACCGCGAACGGGTCGGCTCAGACCCTGACCGACCTCTTCGAGGCCCTGAAGATGGCAGGTCCCCAGGCCGCCGCCGCAGGAGAGACGATAGACGAGCTCTGCGCGGCGTTGGGCGTCATGGCGAACATGGGCGTCAAAGGATCTCTCGCCGGGACCGCGCTACGAAAGGCGTATGTGCAGTTCGCGGACGTGAAGGTTCAGAAGATGCTCCGCGAGGTCGGAGTCGAGGCGACAGACGCGAACGGGAACTTGCGCAGGATGGCGGAGGTGATGCGCGACATAGCGGCCGCGACCGCCAAGATGCCGACCGCCGAGCGCCTCTCCTTCATGAAGGACGTGTTCGACGTCAGGGGCATGATGTCCGGGATGTCGCTCACGAAGGACATAGGCGAGCTCGACGAGTTCCTCGCGAAGCTGAAGGATGTGTCCGGCCAGGCCGATGCGACAGCAAAGGCGATGGACGCCGGGATAGGCGGCTCGTTCCGCCTCTTCCAGTCGGCTGTCGAGGGAGCGATGAACGCGACGGGCGAGGCCTTGAACTCCACCATCAAGCCGATGGTCGAGCGGATAACCTCGGTCATCAACTCGTTCACTAGGTGGATCGAGGCGAACAGGAGTCTCGTCGCCTCGGTCGCAGTTGCAGTAGGTTCTATAGCGGCCCTTGGCGCGGCTCTCATGGCGATAGGGGCCGTTGGCCGTGTGCTTTCGACCGGGATAGGCGCCTTGTCCGGCGTGTTCTCCGGGTTTGCGGGTGTCCAGGCGGCCCTTGCCGGGAAGGGCGTCCTCGTGCAGGGTGCGTTCTCCATGATGGCTCGGGCTTTCGCAGACTACCGCAACGCCGCGATCCCCGCGATGGTCGGGACATCGCGGCTTCTGGCCGCCCTGAACCTGCCAATCGACAGCCGTGCGAAGCAGATAGCGGCAAGTCTTGTCCTCATGTCGAACGCGGAGGCCGCCGCTGCCGCGAAGTCGGCGATAGCGTCGAGGTTTGCGGCTGTCACAGCCGCATTGAGAAGCCTGAACGGTGCGACCATCGCGGCCACGGTGAGCGCGAAGGCTCACGCGGCAGCCCAGACCATCGGAGCTGTCGCGGCAAAGGCGGCAACTGCGGCCACGGCGGCGTTCGCTGCGGTAGGCCGGGCATTGACCCTCAGCCACGCGAAAGCCGCGCTGACGGCTGGTGTTGCGGCGACGGCGAACGTCGCTCTTGCCGCGACCACCAAGGTGGTAGCCGCCGGATACCTCGCGGCGAGCGCCGCCGCTACCGCGTTCTGCGCGATACCTATCACATGGATACTCATCGGCATCGTCGCGGCTCTCGGAGGACTCTGCGCTTACATGGCAAGCGCCACGAAGCACACGGCCAAGCTCTCCGAGGAGATGGGGAAGCTTCGCGACAGCGGCGACCAGCTTCGGGCGACCGACCAGCTCCGCATGGAGCGTCTCGGTCAGCTCGCGGAAAAGGAGTCGCTCTCCAACGCGGAGATGGCGGAGGCCGAGAAGCTTGCGAACCAGCTCAAGGGACGCTACGGAGACCTCGGAATCGCGATTGACAGGGCGACAAACTCCATCTCGATGGCCACCGATGCGCAGGAGCGCTTCAACGAGGCTATGAAGGCGCAGGCGATCCACCAGATAGAGGCCGAGATCGAAGAGGCGCGGAAGAACATCCGCGAGCTCGGTGCGGAGAACGATTCGCTGACGGGCTTCTGGGTGAACGCATGGAACACCGTCACGTTCAGGATGAACAAGGCGGCGAACGAAATCAAGGAGAACGGCGAGAAGATTCGCGCCGAGATGGACAGGATCGCCGATGCGCAGCAGCGTCTCGATGCGATCAAGGGCGGCGACAGGGACGCCCTGACCGGCGGCAAGACCGAGCGCGAACAGCTGGAGGAGAAGGTCGAGCAGGGGCGCAGCGAGAAGCACGCCTCCATGGACGAGGCAGACTCTGCCGCGAAGAAGGCGGCGGACATCGAAAGGAAGCTCATCCGCGAGACGAGGAGCGAGCTCGAGAACGAGGTCTCCGACATCAGGGAACTCCGCGACGAGTACAAGGCTCTCATCTCGACGATGCTCTCCTACGAGAAGTCGAAGAAGGACAAGGACCTGGAGCGGATAGCCGACTTGGAAGGGCGGCTTGCCGAGGCGGACGCCACGGCGGAGCGCCGGATAAGGACTGCGGAGGCCAAGGCCAAGCGCAAGTTCGACAGGGAGATCGCCGATTTGCAGGAGTCGTTCGACCAGACGGCGGAGGACATTTCAAGGCGCCGGAGCGAGGGGGAGACCGACCGCAAGGTCGAGGCGGCATTGAAGGACGATGCCGCGAATGGGATGAAGCTCCTGGCGGACTTGATCAGCCAGTCGAAGCTTGCGGCGACGCAGGCGAAGGCGGAGTTTAGACAAGCCCTCGCGGAGGCGCAGGAGGACGGCGACGTATCGGACGACGAGGAGAAGCGGATCCGAAAGGCGCAGGACGCCTATTCGCTCGCGGAGAGCCTCGTTGACAAGTACGAATCGAAGCTACGCTCCGCGCAGGAGGCTACTGCAAAGCAGACTTCGGTCGCGAAGCCGCAGGGGACGTTCTACGCGGGGGCCGCGCAGTCCATGCGGGGCTCGCAGATGGAGCAGAGGATGCTCACCGCGACGCAGGAGATCGTGAAGCACACGAAGAAGACTGCGGAGCTTCTCAAGGACGGGGCGGGGTCCGGGGGAACGCTGACGTTCCAGTAGGAAGCAGTCAGCGGTAGACCTCGTCGTGCGATCCCACGTCATGCAGTATTATTTCGCTTTCGGTTATCTCAAGGCGAAGGACAATCCTGTACGAGTAGGTGAGGCTTACCGCGTGCTTCCCTGCGAGCCTGCCGGAAAGTGGATGGAGGCGAAGTTCAGGGTCGTAGGGGTCTTGTTCGAGCTTGCGCAGGACAAGCAGGAATGTGTCCTTGAGGTCGCGGTGCCGAGAGAGAAACTTCTTGGCGGTGCGCGTGAACGCTGCCGTCCAGACCAAGGTGAATGGCATCTTGTCAGTCCTCCATCAGCTCGGCCATGAGTTCGTCGGCGGTTCCCTTCGTGTACCGCCCGGCACGCATGTCCGCCTCGGATGCGGCTATCCTTGCCTCGGCAAGGGCGTCTTCCATTTCGCGGAACGTGTCGGCGAACATGACGACATAGCGTGGCGAGTTGTGGCTTATGACATACACAGGACCGGCAGAGAGGGAGTTGTCCAGGATGGACATTCCCCTCCGCTTTACCTCCTGTACAGGCATTGTGACCATTTTAGTGCTTCCTTTTAGTGCTGAAATCGGTCTAGATTATACCATAATTTTAGGTCTCGTGTCAATGGCGATGATGAGATAAGGAGTTCATATGGCGGAAACAAAGCGGGTCGAGGAGGCCTACGAAGAGCACGACGAGACGATCAACGCCTCGGGCGAGGTGATAGAGGTGGAGATTCCCTACCTAGCCTTTGGCTACGACGACGAGTCGAGCGCGCTCAAGGCCGCGAAGGACAAGGCGAAGACGAAGACGATATCGGGGATGACCCTCGAATCGGTCGAGGTCATGGAGCGCATCAACGCGACGACGTGGAAGGTGAAGGCCGTCTACGAGGCGGACGAGGACGGCGAGTCCTCGGGCGACACCGATACGGGCGACGAGGACACCTCGGTCTTCGCGTTCGACACGGGAGGCGGCACCAAGCACCTCAACCAGTCGATAATGACCGACGGAAGGTATCCTAGCGAGGCACCCGACTTC